GTTACTTTCTTAAAGATGTCATCACAATACTTATAAGTATGCAACTTAGTAGTATCAAGAACACCAGTCTTAGATTGACCAGCACGAGCGTAAGCGTCAGCAGACTTACGGCACTCAAACTCTTTAACAAGATAGTTTACCTCTTTCTGTGACTGAGAACGAAACTCGCGGTACTCTTTTTTAGCACGGTCGATGTAATTATTATGTATCTCTAGATGGGATTCATCAATAGAAGCATACTCATACTCGATCCAATCATGAACTTCTTTCCAATCAACAACAATATTATCCAGATCAATAGACTCTGGAAGTTCAATGTAGTTGACAGTTTTAGAGTGGATGTCAGTTAGTTGGTTAGATGCAGAATCAAAAGCCTGCTGAGTTTTAGAAGTCTCATCTTCATCATCAGCGAATTCCATGTCCATATCATCGGACAAAGGAGGTGGAGTGGCGTTCCCAGAACGATCGGAATCTTCCATATCATCGGATTCTTTCCGATCTTGCTCTAGATTTTCTGCAGAAGATTCAGATTTTTCGCCAACAGAATCATTCTCATTGGCATTGTTTTCTTCGTCGGCATTAATATTGGCAATAGATTCCTCCTGAGAATTCTTCACGAAAGAATAGATATCAGTAGCAATCTGACAAACTTCATTAAAGGTTTCTGCCTTTTCAATACGATCAACGAACACCAGTTCATCATCAGCAAAAGGCATGAAAGAATTAGCACCAATTTTAAAATGCAGATTGATGCGATCAATCAAACTAAATTCTTTGGGGTCAGATCCTTCGGTGCCAAAAAAGTCTTGTGAGTTAAGTTCTGCATATCCACCAGCAAAAGACTTACGCAGACCAGGATACTTACGCTTCATCATTTTCTCAATGCGAGCATCCTCAACTACATTGATATAATCACGAGGGCATGTAGCAGCGTCACGCCAGTCTTCATTCGGTGTGAACAATGCATGGCCAACTTCATGTCCAACCAGAAGGTCATAGACGACGCTGGAAGCGCGGTCCCAGTTCGGCAGAGTCAAGATACGGCGGTCCACATCAAACGATGCTGTAGGGACTTTACGATGCTCTACAATAAGATTCTCAGTAGCGAGAAGGCGAGCAAGGTTACCTTTGATCTCTTGGGTGGACATGTGACCTCTGCGTGTATGGATACATCATACAGCAGTAAGACCTACCCAATCAGCGAGTGGGACACTTCGTTAACTGTCTCCACGATGACGGAAAAATTCTTTTCCTTTTCAACTGTGAGGGTTCGATCGAACTTATCATCTATATTAGATTTATGACTGATTACAAACACTCGGGTGCTTTCATCAAAGTTTCTCAAGATCCAACCAAGGTCAGATGTACCAGATTGATCTAGAGATCCATCAAAGATCTCATCTAGTATAAGGAGATTAGTATCCACACTATTCTTGAGCTTAGCAATAGAACGCCAAGTAAGCAGCAGAGCGATATCAATACGAGCTTTTTCTCCTTCACTGAAAGATTCATATGTAAAAACATCACGGTATCTAGACTTAATAGTTTCCTCAAAATTCTCATTGAGAGTAAAATTGACATAAAAATCCATACGCTGAAGATACTGATTGATCAGTTTGTTCATCGTGGGTAGGTATGTCTTAATGATTCTAGTCTTAATACCAGAGTCTTTTAACAATTGCGTAGCCGTTATTAATACATCACGATCTTTTTTTAAATTCACATGATCTTTATTGAGAGTTTTCTTACTATCCATCAAGAGTTCTAACTTAACAAACTCTGCTTTCTTATCTGGATTCATATCTTCCAAATCAGAAATCTCTTTGTGAAGTTCTTCAACCTGTTTCCGAATTGTCATCAACTGAAAATTAGTTTGAGATATTGTCGTATTGATTTTATTGACTTCGGCAGACAGTTCAGTGAACTTTGCAAATCGGGACTCTTCTTCCTCAATTGCAGACTTGATCTCTTCAAACCCAATGTTCATTTCATCAAGTTTTGATTGACCAGACTGAATCTTTTCATTGCGAAAAACATCAGAAAGATCTTGTGTGCATGTAGGGCATACATTATTCTTCTCAAAAAACTCATGCTCTTTCTTACATGTATTCATTCTTACTTGAACTTTAGTAAGAAAAGTGTTTAACTTTTTAATCTTTTCGCCAGCGTTTTGATACGCCTGCATATCTTCATTAAGTTTTCCAATTTGTTGTGTAAGAATGCTGACATCATCAGCAGATTGGAGTTCTACTTTTTTATATTCATCAATCTTATCTTGCTTCTGTTTGATTGCATTCTTATTCTGCTTCTCCAACTCAAGCATATAATTTTTCTGCAACTCAATCTTCTCAGAAAGAAGATGAATCTCATAGTCTATATTTTTAATCTCTTCAGAATTTTCTCTAACCTTATCTTTGAGAACGATATTCATCGTAGAGAACACTTGAATGTCAAGGATGTCTTCGATGATCTCACGGCGTTGTGCCAATGGCAGACGCATGAATGGAACGAATGTAGAAGAACCTAGAACTACAATCTGTGTGAAAGATTTGTAGTTCATCTTGAGAACATTTTGTTCAAAATTCTTTTGCTGATCTACCAGAGAAGACTCTTGATTCCAAAGATGTCCATCACAATAGATCTCAAGTTTGTTTGGTTTGATGCCACGAACAATCTTGTATTGTTTTTTACCAATGTTAAATTCAATCTCAGCAATGCAATCCTTTTCGTTGATGCTGTTCACCAGCATCGGTTTGTTGATCTTACGAAAAGGTTTGCCAAACAAAGAAAAGGTAAGCGCATCCAGAATGGTGCTCTTACCTGCTCCGTTGCTACCTACAATAAGGTTAGTTCTAGCCGCTGTAAAATCAATCTCACTGTAAGTGTTTCCCGTGCTAAGGAAGTTCTTCCAACGGATTTTCTGAAAGTGAATCATAACAATCTGGGGGTACGATAAAATCGTCTTCGGAAATAATACTGTAGCGTTGACCGCTTTGCAAGCAAGCGGCTACCATAACTTCAGCTTCAACTTCTACAACTTGAAGACTGGGGTTACAAGGGTCATCTTCCAGAAAAGTGATGTACCTTTCTGCATCAGATTCACACTCAAAAATTGGAATAATTTTATCATCATCTTCATCAATAACACTATAGACTCCAGAGGGATGATTTTCGAGTGTGATTACATACATGGATAGTGGGTTAAGATACTTCGCATGATTCTATGTATAGTGACTGCATCAATTTCTTAAGGTCGGATTTATCTACCTGCAAATCAATTTCATCAATATACTCACTGAGTAAGGTCAGAGTGTCCTTGACATTAAATTCTACATCATCTACATCCTCTGTGTCAACTAGCGTCTCGACGATTTTAACATCATGTGCGCCAGCATAGTAGAGTCTGTCCAGAAGATTTTCAAATTGCGCGTAATCTCTCTTTTCTTCCACAACAACTTTAACATAAGTATCTTTGTGTTGATCAAAGTCATACGAAGCATAATCATTCTCTACATCGTTGTAATAAACTTTTGTAAAAATCTCATATGGATTTTTATAGAACACCAGTTTGTCAGTTTCAGTATCGTAGATATGAAACCCTCTCTCATCCTTGTAATCATTCCAGAACATCTGATATGGATTACCAAGATACTGGATGTTTCCCTTCTTAGATCTGTGATGAAAATGTCCAGACCATACACGATTGAAGTTCTTAAATTGTGATGGTTGAAGACCACCATGATCAAACTTCATGCCAGGAATAACTTCAAATCCCTCAATCTCTAGGTGCCCACATACATTATCTGCGTCACTGGTCTCAAGTAGATTAAAGACATCATCTTGGTTCTCTCTGTTGATCCAAGGCAACATTAAAAACTTTTTATTGCCAATGGTAATCTCTGTAGGATCAGCATAAATCGTGATGTTCTTGTATGCTTTCAGCAAAAGTTCTGGAGAATTAATTCTATTAGTATTCTTATAGTAAGTACAATGATTACCAAGAATCATATGCACTTTATATTTTTTTAACCGATCAAAATAATAATCTGATACTCGATTAAAAGTATTGAAGTCCATTGACTTGCGATTGTCGAATGTGTCGCCAAGATCAATAATGGTTGTGACACCTTCCTTCTCCAAAGTTGGAAAAAAAATGTTGTCATAAAATTTCTGGAAGTAATTCCAAAATGCCAAAGACCCTTTGCGTCCGTCAAGATGCTGGTCTGTAATAAGTGCTACTTTCATTGTGGTTTATGATCCTGCATACCATCATGATTGCCATCACCTGGCAGTTTACCATATGCAAGATACTCCACTGCCTGAAGAGATCCTTGCAATCGTGTCAGATCTTCTTGAATCTTTACATACTCAGAGTACGCATCATACAAC